GCTTCAACATTGAAATCTTCATCTTCAAAGTTAGCAGCCGCAAAAGAAACAGTTTGTATATTTCCATAGTTGGCTTCAGGCTTTCTTTGAACAAAAGCAGTTGCACCAATAAAGGTGTTGTTTATGTGATTTTGCATAACTGAGAGAACTGCAAAACTCGCATTTGAAAAAACGTTAGACATTTAATCTCCATTCTAAGTAAGATGAACCCCAGGTAAGGTATTTTTCTATTAAATTGATATCATCTTGATCATTAATTATAATATCTTCTTGAGCAAAATGCAACTGACAATTATTGGCTATTGCTGTTTCATAAATTTTTTGTCTGTCCTCCACATTATCGGGTAAACAGTAAATACTCAACATGACTATATTATCTATATTTTTAGTTAAAAATTGTAAATTAGGTTGATGATCTAAGTACTCATTTTCTTGATGATAATCATTGATAGTAATACTATGCTTATTTAAATACTTATCCATAAAACTTCTCTGGAGAATCATAGGTAGATGCTTTGAATATTGAGAGTTCCATCCTACGTAAGATATAAAAGTTTGTTTATTATCAATTTTATCTTTTGTTCTGTCTAATTTCCAATCATAAGGAATCCTAAAATACTGTCCAGGATACTTACGACCATAATTTTCGCCTTCTATCATGATTCTTAAGTCCATACTAACACGAGTAATACCTGTGTCATTATTAACATTACCGTGTATAAGTTCTTGATTGAATAACCATGATTGCCCACGCTTAAGCTCTATATGAAAAGATTTAGATTCAGAATACTCATTTAAATATTGTTGAGACCATTTTTCTTTGATACTACGTTTTGTGATATCAACACTCTCATCATAATCAAGCATATGCATAGAATTATTACCCCAACAGTTTGTAAAAGGAGTCCATATAGTACGCAAACCTGTGCCATTACCTACAAACACGCCTTGATGATAATTTAAAATCCTACCAGCTTTGACTTGATTTGGTATTACTACTCTTAAAGTACCAAAACGTTGTATTAAAAAGTCTTTACCATCAACTAAAGGTACAATATTTTCTATTAGAAAATCATCTAACATTTCCATAAATTCAGGAGTTTCACAGCCGTCAGATACATATCTCTGTAAAGCTCCTAGCTTTACTGTTGGAACATGTAAATGTATAGTCTCAAGAGATGAAACGTCAGGGTACATATCCTGAACCCTCTTGAGTGCCCATACTGGAAAATTATATTTTTCTAAATCATAGTTTAGAATATCATTATTAAAATTTTTAATCATTTATTAGTATCCATATGTAGTTGTATATTTTGAAATAAGTTGAAATTCCAAGTATTACTTAAAAAATGATTGTAATTATATTCTACAATCTCATTCATTGCTTCAAGTTTTTTATGTAAAGAGGTTACATCTAAAGAGCATAACTTTTTAACCTCATCAAAGATCATTAAAAATCTTTTATAAAATATTTCTTCATTATCATAACTCTCATCTATAATATCAGAAAATGTTTTGAATCCCAAACTTTTTAATAGATTAATAGAACGGGGATTTCCCATTAACAGAAAAACACTTTTTGAAAGAATAGGTTTGAAAGTCTTCTCTGTAATACAGAGTTTATTATGTGCGACACACGTTTCAGCAACAATCTCAAAACACGTTTTAGAGCTGTATAATCTATGCAAGTCATACGAGTGAGTAGCTTCAGATTTATCGCTGGGGTCATCTAAAGTTTGTCTTAAAAACCCGTATTTAACAAAAGATTCAAAATTAAAGTTTTTTGTAGACTTAAAAATAGTTCTTATTAAACTTAGCTTAGAAGAGGTTGAAAGTGCACTTTGCTCTTTAAATCGATTATGAGATATATAATTATCATCAACAAGATTATTTATGTGAAAAAAAGTATTCATTAACATTCTAGGTATAGAGTCTCTATATGACATAAATAAAAAGTGTTTAGTAGGTTTTAAATCGACTTTAGCACATAAATCAGAATCTATATAACATTCTTTAGTATATTGGAATAGGTTATTATAGTGTATGTGCTTATAAGGTCTTGTAACCTTACTAGGTTTTACATAAACAGTATAGTTATATCCCGCTAGATCAAAAAATAAATTGTCAGGAGAAGGACTAAGAATAATTAGTCTATGCCAAGAAATTTTATATTTTTTAAAAAATCTAAATACTGTCTTTCTATAAAAGTTTTCTACATCTTTAATATTTATAGGGTCTTGTGAAAAATCAAGTATAAGATAAGCATCATTTAAAATCATATCTTCAGCAAATTTTTTATAAAGATTTAGACTTTTCAATCGATCAAAGAAGTTCTCTTCACAGGAGTCGCTCCACCAATAGGTTATATTTGAAAAATCTAAATCATACTTACGGAGTACTGAATGTCTATAAGGTACCTCATCAATTATGATTGGTTTTGCCATAATTTAATTGTTTTATCAATTCCTTCGTCAAGATTTACTTTGTGCTGAAAACCAAAAAATTCTTTAGCTTTATCAGATTTTGAAGATAAATAATATATCTCACCAGGTCTTTCAGGTCTAGTATCCCAGTTTATTTTACCAGTCCAATTTAACTTTTTAGCTATTATGTCTGTTAAATCACTAATTCTAATAGGGTTATTAGGTCCACAACAGAACACTTTCCCTTCTGATGCTTTATCATAGTTATCAATCATTAGTTCATAAAAATCTAATAAATCTTCGATGAATATAAAGTTTCTGTAAGGTTTTGAGTATCCAAGATTTATACTATCAGACTTGAGCATTTGGGATATAATAGACTCCATAACAAAAAAAGTGTTATCCCAACGACCGTAACAATTAGTCTGTCTAATAGCAGCCCAAGGTAGTCCGTAAGAACGTGCAGCATATTCTAAATATTTTTCAACTGCTACTTTTGCAACAGCATAAGGAGCATTAGCGTTTTGAGGTGTTTGCTCATCAAAAGCATAATCCTTGGCCCAGTGAAGTGCTTTGCCATTCTTAACTAAATCAGATACTTCTTGCCAGCCATAAGTTTCCATTGTAGAAGCAAATAAGAATAATTTTAAGTTCTTAACTTTTCTACATGCTTCTATGAGATTAACAGATCCAACGTAGTTAATAATAGAAAAATCTACATGTTCATAAAAGGAAGACTCAACTTCTGTTCTTGCGGCGAGATGAAGAACAATATCAGGCTGTGCCATCGAGATTTCTTCATTCACTCTCTCGTATTCCTCAAGATTACTTACCATGTGAATTATTTCATGTTTGCCTGACAATCTCTCAGTTAGGTATTTACCTATAAAACCGGAGCTTCCAGTCATAAAAATTTTCATTGAATCCTCAATAAGTTGGTATCATTGTTGAGTACTCTGTATTAATATACGAGTAATTATAGATATTACTATAACAGAATTCGAACCATGAGTAAAGGTTTTTCCTGAATAGGCTCCCCTTGAAATTATATTTCGAGTACTCATTAGCTAAAGATATTAATTCTCTTTTTGTTTTTTTAGTATCGCTGCTTGTAAAGCTGGTGGTAATTTCTTTTGTTTAGGTGTTAGACCTTTTCTTTGCATTTTACCGCCTTTACCTAACTTATTGATATCTTCTTTTACACAGTTTCTCATGCCGTTCATTTTCATTAGCTTTTTCCTCTCTTACCTAGATCTTTCTTTTTGCCTTTATGAGGACCTGATTTTCTCGCAATCAATCCCCTTGCAACTAGTCTTGCTCTATTGGTAGAACCGATAGATTTTCCAGCTCGATGCTTTCGTAAAAGAGCTGATATATTAATTTTTGGTTTTTTTCTCATGTTTCACCAAACCTAATTTGCACTTCTCTCTAGTATTAAGTTGTGCATTAAATTTATTTCTAACTGGTTGGTTATCTTTACAATTTCTCATCATCATTGTAATAGCCGAATAACCATCTCCTACAAACATTAATTGATTACCCTTATATAATTTACCTTTTTTATTATTTGTTAAATCTATAGTAAAGTCTTCATGTGTGAATGTCATTTTTTTCTTCGTCACAATGACATGTATAACACACATCATTAACACATTCTTGACAACCACTTGAGTAACAATGGCACCTATGTCCACAATATGTGCAGTGTCTTTCTTCACCAACGTTAGATTCGCCTATCATAGCATCTCCTATTTTTTAATTGAATTTAAACTATCAACTACGTCGTCGATATTAGGTTCTTTTCCGTATGGATCATATATACACTTATAAGAGGATGGACAATCATCTTCATACATTAGAGTAAATGTCTTGTTCCCCCCTTTGTAAATGCAAGCTTGTCTACCTGTAATTCTTGAAGTGACTCTCTTCATTAATCTACAGGTAGTATATTTTTTCTTTTCTGCTATACCACTATTTCTTTTCTGCTGATGTGTGTATGTTTTCTTTGTACCGTACTTCGGGTCTTTTGGTTCGTAAGTTTTACCACCAGCGTGTGCTACTATTGTTATAGCAAGAAGTATAAACAGAAATAGGAATACTCCTATTCCAGTTCTCATTAAGCCTTATTCGCTTTTCCAAATAGAGTAAGCTCCATAAGCGATCGCTGCATAAGCAGCATATTTTGCAAAAACTCCTGCAAATAATATAATACAACCAACAGCTATAAGTGATGCACCGTTCCATGTTGTCATTTCTTTAATTCTATCTTTTACCCAATTAATCATTTTTTTCTCCTTTGTTGTGTAATTTTCTTTTGAGTATTAATAAATCTTCTATAGACTGCAGCTGCTCCAACTTTACCCATTACTCGAGCTCTCTGCTCCATAGCAATAGCTGCTTGTGTTTTGTGAGCATGCGAGCGTCTAGAAGATTTAATTTTTCTAACACTAGCCTGTGCAATTGCAACAGTTTTAAATCCTAATTTCTTAATCGTACCTTTTGGATTCTCATCAGTATATAAATCACTGTGTTTTTTACTATTGGCACGTTGTCCTTTTTTCCTTGGTATGCGAGGATTTAACGACATATTATTTCTTCTTCTTTCTTTTAGTAAAAGTTTTCACCATAGTAGGTTTACCTCCGGTGTTACCCGCAGAACGTTTTCTACTAACAGCACTACGTCTTTCAGCTGCTGTCATTTTAAGAGCTGTTGCTCTCGGTACGCATTTAGGATACTTACCTCCACTTTTAGCAGATTTTCTACCACAGGGTTGAAATTTACCGTCTTTTTTAGGTGCGCCGATATTTACCCAATCACCTTTTGATCCTTTACCAAACCAAGCAGTAAGACCTCCTCTAGGTTTAGCCATTATCTATATCCTCCACCTCTAGATTTGTAAGTTTTAACTAACCATCCATTAGCGTATGCAGAGGGGTATACTTTAAATTTTCTTTTAGCCTCAGCTTTAACTTTTGCATAAAGAGTAGGGTTTGTAGGTTTTGGTCCTGATTTTTTCTTTATAGGCATTTAAATCTCCATTATTCTTTAGGGCTATCAGCAAAAACAGAAGCCCCTTTATTATCAAATTCTGTAAAATATGAATTGTCTGTTACAACGCCTCCTCTTCTATTTTCAACAGTATAAATTGTTTGATCAATGATATATCCAGGATTTTTAGTGATTGGATTAAAAACCCAGGCGTCATCATGCCAAATTATTCTATTATTAGGATAAGCGAAAAAATTTCCGTTGTCCATCTTAAAAACGTGAGCACACTTATGTTCTGGATCTTCAGAGAAATTAGTATCTAAGCTACCAGCTAAATTCTCCCATCCCCAATCTAGCGTAAACATATAAATTCCAGAGTGTTTACCCCCTTTGTAATCTATAAGTGAAGCTCGTAAACCAACTAACCTATTTCTTTTATTGACATCAATGTAATGACTAAAGCAATCCCAATACATGTGCATCTCTAGAGGCAAAACAGGCGCATCTTCTTTCCAACAAAAAGCATGAATAGGTCTTCGAGTCCAATTAACGCCATTTTCTAAAAACGCCTCAAACAAAGGAACGCGTTTTTGTAGGGAAGTAACAGAGTGAATATCACATGGAGTAAATTCTCCAAAACCTTTTGTATGGTTGTATAAATATTCATTTCTCATTAAACAACATATTGT